CTCGACTTGTCGCCAATCGGGTATTCGATTTCAGCTTCCGGCAGCACGTCGCCGCCATCGGTCAGCCCTGGGATTTCAACCCGGCACGTCCGGCGCGCCTGGCTGTAGGTCTTGACGATGGCTGGGTAGCGCCCCGGCATGAGTCCGTATTCCATCACCCCTCCATGCTTCCCAGCCAAATCCGGGTATATGTGTTGCCGGCTCCGCCGTCGTCCGTGCCGCTCTCGAAGACATGCGCCGCCGTGATGATGCAGAGCTTGTCGCCGCCAACGTAATTGACCATATCGCCGGCAACGATCTGCCCTGAAAAGTCGATCTTCGATGTCTTGCGATGCACCAGGCAGCGCGTCATGTTGCGTAGGCGCTGGGCGTTCTTGAACGGTGCGTAGCGCACCGCCCTGGGTTTGTCTTGATTGCCGAATACAAAGCCGGCGGTGTCGTTCAGCGAGAAGAACCACGGCACCTCGTGACGCTCAAGGAACCCGCTATCAACGTCGTCAGAGGCGTTGTTTGGCAGGTCAAGAACTGGCTTCTGCTTAAACAGATCAGGAAGGCGGACGAATTGAAGGCGGCCGGACTTCCAACGCACTGCACCGCCCTCTTCCTGGAGGATGCGGGCAATGTGAAAGGTCGGTGTCTCGCCCACTGGGCAATAGAAGCGCGGCACGGGAAAGTCGGCATCTACCGCCTTGATCGTTGCACCGGCGGCCCGGTAAATCGCAGATAGCGCGGCGCTTTCCTTGATGATCGCCCTGCTGCGCACAAAGGCTGCGCTGTGGCAGGAATCGAGCATTGCCGTGATACGGATCGCTGTCATTTGGCGTTCGCCCTGGGCGGCCCGGCCGGCAGCCTTGACCGACTTCACGATGCGCAGGGAATCTCCGGTGCCGACAGAAACAAGCTGCCCCTCGGCAAGCCGCTTCTCCATGTCGTCGTCTCCGGCGCGGATTTCCGCCTCAAGCGTCACCGGAATAGGCGCCAGATCGTAACGAAGCGCGGCCGACTTGATAAGGTCGCCGCGAATCTGCTTGCCGTCGGCGAGGAACAGGATCACGTTGCTACACCCTTATGATGGGGCGGAAGAAAGCCCGGTGCGGTAGCTCTGCCTCGAACTGGATGATGTCGGCTGCCACCTCGCTGGAAGAGCGCCCGAAAACATCCATACCAAGCCCGCGCGATGCCTCAAGCTGCAATGCAGTCTCGCGTTCAACGTACAGCAGGAACAGCGGACGGATCAGCGCCCACTCGGAATTGCTGATTTCCGTGTTGCCGGCGATTTCTGGCGCCGGTGAAACGCCAGCATGCGCGCGAAGCTCGGCATACCCGGCGTAGAGCCTGGTCGCCGCCAGCGCCTGGGCGAGAACGGAAGGCCCGTCCAGCAGGTTGCCGGCCGGGCGCTCGTTCGTCGCAAAGTTATCCGCGAGCGCGGAAAGCGTTGCCATTACCGATAGTCACCCGAGTTGCCCGGAGTGATTTCGCCGAAGTAGTGATAGAACAGCGTGCCCGAGAAAATCAGGATTTGGGAACGGTTCTCCCAGTCGCGGTCAGGCGCGTCAAGCTGAATGAAGCAATCGACGATGCGCTTGGCCTTGAGGAACTTCTGCGGCGTACCCTCGTAAATCTTGGCGTTGAACGTGCCGCCCTTGGCGATCAGGCTCACCATCATGTTGTCGATGCTGCCGGCAACAGTTTCCATCATGGAAATCTGGCCTTGTTGAGCGAGCTCGACTTGCTGCTGCTGCCACATCTTGGTGCCCATCGGCGTGGGAACCTCGATTTCTCCAGCAGGGGAGATTTCGGGCCAAGGCGCTTGCTTGCACAGCAGGTAGTTCTGCTCGAAGCCTTCGATTTCGAAGGTGAAGTCGCTGGAAACAACCTTGGCGCCCAGCGCCTTGGTCGTGTCGTAAAAGCCTTTCAGGTAGGCGGCATTGGAAACGGTCATGGCATGTCCTTTCGGTGGATAGGTTGCTTTCCTGCACTGTATTGCACGGCTGCCGGCTCAATCGGCGCTTTTTCCGGGCCTTCCTGGCAGGACTTGACGGCCGCCTCAAGCTCGGTTTCGTAGCCCTGGCGCTGATTTCGCTCGGCGCGCAAGGCTTTCATCTGCTCCCAGATTCCTGAGCCGACAGGGAGCGAATCAACGGCAAGCGCAGGGCGATCAGGAATCGCCACCTTGCACGGGACAGGGACGGGAACAAGAACCTCTTGAACCTTTGGGGCCGTGGATACGCACCCCGACAGCGCCAAGGCCATCACGGCGGCGATTGCAATCATGCGCATAGTCACTTGCCCCTCTCTTCTCTAAGTTCGATGTCAAACGCTTCTCGTGCAGCGGTGCATTCATCGGCGCCATGCGGCAACTTGAGGCCCATGATGGCCGTCGCCTTGCCTTTGAATGCTGCGGCTTCAGCCTTGGCCTTGGCTACCGCGATGTCTGCCAGGCGCTGGCGCTCTGCGGCATCGGAACGTAGCTTGTTGATGGCCTCGTTCTGGCGCTGAGTTGCACTGGCCAGCGCGTTGTATGCCGCCTCAAACTCCTTGGCTCGATCCTCGGCAGCCTTCGCCCGTATCTCCAGCTTCTCAATCTTCGGCTGGTAATAGGCTTGCGTGGCCTTGTGGCCTCCCCATGCGCCGGCCCCGGCGATGATGGCGACTGACGCCAGCCATAACAGCCAGCGGTACGGCGCCGGGATGAGTGTGCTCACGATGCTCATTTCACAGACTCCTGTAGGTCGGGAAGCGGTACGGTTTGGCCCGATAGCTCGTGCGTGCAGTCGCTCAGGAACTGGATTTGCCCGTTGGTGATAAATGAATGGCAGATGCCGCACGGCCAGGGCCACGGCCCCTCGTCAGGAAATCGTTCTTGGTAATCGCAGGCGCAATCGCCGGGTTGTTGGCCTGGGTTGCAGTAATGCCCGGTTCGCACCAAAACGGACGGTGTGAAGGTCGGGTTGTCGGCGTTGCCGTTGTAGCTCCATCTAGGCCCAGGGCCGTCGCCAACGCGGATCGTGTGGGTATCTTTGCAGCCTGGGCAATAGAACGACAGTCCGCCACCTTCTACGGCGCGCAGCTTGCTGGAGATAGCGCCCATGTCAGCCATCCCCCATGCACTGCCGGTACTCTTCTTGCCGGCGCTTCGCCAGGCCGCCACAGAGGCGTGCATTCTCGGGCGCTGCGCAGTTCTTGCCTTGGAAATACGTCCAGCGCAGAATTTCTCCGCATGCCCCCTGGTAGTCTCCGGCGTTCAGCTTCTTGACGATCCCGGATCGGCAGAAAGCGGTGGAGCCGACGTTGTACGAGAACCCGACAAAGGCGTCGTACTCGTTCTGATTGAGCGGGACGGTGACGCACTGCTTCAGCGCCCCCTCGAATTTCTGCACATCAGTCAGCGCGCGTGCCAGGGCCTTGGGTGGCGTGGTCGTGTCGCCAATCTTGACGCCGCCGGTCGTGCCGAAACCAATGGTTGGGACATCGCCCTTTACCGGGATGACGGCGCGGTCGGTGTAGCCCTCCTGCATGACGAGCCCCACCAGGGCGGCAGCGGAAAGGGTCAGCGCGGCAAGCGCATTGCGTGGTCGGTTCATTGGTGCATCCTTGGCTGGGAGACGACGCGAGCCAGGGCCGCGCCGACGACGGCAACAAACGAGAGGGAGGCAAACAGGTTGCGTGGAAGCACGTCGATGAACAGTGGAAGAACCACCTCTGCCCCTGACAGAAGGGCGGCGATGATGGTCAGGCGAAAGCTCCACGCGCGGCGGGCGATCTTCTTCCAGTCGGGCAGAAGTTCCATCAGTGGCCGCCGTTGATCTTGGAGACGATGCCGGCCCAGACAGCGGCCGCCAACGCGGCAGCGGCTACGCCAAAGAAGGCCAGCATGCCGTGGTCGGCAACCTTGCGCAGGCGCCGGCCAAAACGAAGGTCTTCCCGGAATTCCTCGACGCTCTCCGGGCGGTCAATATCGACGCCAAGGATGGCAAACACCTTCTTGACGGCGGAGTCTGCCGCATCCTCGGAAGCCTGCTCGGCGTGGTGGCAAAGCTCCCGCTCGGCATCGCATGTCGCCATGCGTCTCATAGGTTTTTCTGACATCACCGAGACCTCGCAATCGTCTTGGCGACAATCCCGCATGCGCGAATCACGTCATTGAGACGATTCACGACGGCTGCCTGTGTTTTCAACTCGGACTCCCTTCCTCTTTTCCAGTCTTCGAACGGCTTTCCTTCGAAAAACTTCCGTGCCGTGCTGGCGGGAATCGCCATCGCATCGACCAATGATGTGTGGGAATATATGGCGAGACTAGACGCCAGATTCATGAGGTTTTCCGACCAACTCTCGCGCCATTCCAGAGAGACAGGTATGGGCCGGAAATCGGGCTGGCGGCAAGTTGCTTGCAGCCCCTCCTTTCGGCATAGCCACGATGCCATCTGAGGTGAATTCGATCCTGAAGAGGTGATGCAGCTTGTTCCGTCCCTCCATGTACTTGGTCATGAGGCTTGCAAAGTCGCTCTCCGGGAAGGCGGCCATTACGCGCATTCGACCAACCAGGAATTCATCAAACGCGCCTTCGCCGTCCGATGCGTCAGGAACGCTCTCGCCGGCGCGCACCATCTGGCACGCCATGCCGCCCAACAGCCAGTGCAGCCGGCCGGAAATTCCCTCAACCTCGCCAGTCATGCGCTCGATTGATTCAGCCATCGCGCCGGTCAGGTGCCGGATGTGCCAGACATCGCCGCCGACCTCGCCAATCTCGACTGATGCAACCGCCGTTGGTATGTCGGATGCGCCGTCCAGGTAGTCGGAGTAGCGCCCATCACCCAGGGAGAAATCCGGGCCGTCCTCGGCTGTCGATGCCAGGTAGTGGCAGACGGCGAGCATGCGCTCCTGTACCGTCCAGTGCGCCGGGTCTTCGATGCCCTTGGATGTATCGACAGCGCGGCGCAGGAACGCCGTGCAGGACGCCTCTTCAAGATGCGCCGGCATGGCGGCAATGGCAATCGACTCGCCAATAGACAGTTCGCGCAGTTGTGCCGTCAGGCGTCTGGTGCGCAGAGGCGGGAAGTGGATCATGGCTTGCTCTCCTGTTACAGGGATGCCGCTCTAGCCCAGTCGTTACGATCCAGGGCGGTGAGCGTGCAAAGGGTCATAGGGATTGCCAGTTCGACGTAGCGACCGTTCTTATCGACCGGCGAAGTCATCGGCTGACCAATGGACTCGATCACCAACGGGGAGTAGATGCGCCCCTTGTATTTCATGGCGATGCGGGTAGGCGACTTGGAAGGCATCAGGGCCTCGACATAGCCCATGTCGCCCTTTGCCGTCTCGGCGGCGCGCGCCAGGACGGAGCCGTCTTTCGATAGCTCGATGGGCAAGGCCCACTCCATGAGCTTATTGAATGGCGCCTCGACCTCCTTCATAGAGTCGCGCCATGCTCGAAAAAGGGCTGTGACTTGAATCTTCACCGGCGGCATACCATTGAAGACTTGGGTAGAGTTGAGCTTGGTGATACCGGTGCGGCCTTCGAACTGGCTCAGGAAGTCGTTTGACTTCTGTTGAGCTCCGCCTTGCTCCTTCTGCTTGCCCATCACGGAATCGACAATCGGCTGTAGCGCGCCGGATTGCAGCATCGCCATCAGCGCCGGCGCCTTGGATTCCGGCCCGGCTTGCTCGAATGGGCTCTGCCAATTCAGCGCGATTTCCATATTCGCGTCGGTGAGCGGCGCGAGCACCGTCTTGGGGTCTGTCTTGCTTGTCCTGCCCCAGGCGTCATCACCGATTTTGGCGACTTCGAAGAAGCTGGCAATCAGGTGCGGCGACAGCCCATCCCACAGCGAGGACAGGGAATTTGCATCAAGGCTTGGTATGTTCTTCGTCGTCATGGCAAAAAAATGGCGCTACCGAGAAGCAGCGCCATTTCCCCGGTTGAGGTTGCAAGGATGGTTAGATGCCCATCTTCCGGCGCAGGCGCATGGACTTCATGCGGCGCATCATCGCGCCAGCAGAATGGCTTTTCATGCGCGCCTTGCGGATGGCGAGCTTCTGCTTGGCGGACAGGCGCACGGTGCCGGAAATGCGCTTGCGGATACGCATCTTCTTGCCATTGCGAACAGCCATCTTCATCTTATAGACGGCATCGAGTGCTGGCTCCTGGTCGGAGTCGCTGAAAACGAAGTTGTCGATTTCTGCGCTGGACTCGTCGTCGCCTTCCGGCAGCACTGAGGCAACCAGATCACGCACGCGGTCAGCGGCTTCATCGTCCCAGTCGTTCAGCAGCGCACCGGCGTCCTCTTCGGTTGCGCCACACTTGACCAGATAGTCCCAGGCCGCGTTGAGCGCCACTTCCAGCACGCCTTGCTCGTCCTCGGTGATGTCGCCGTCCTTGTTGGCATCGGCGATACCGACCATGAGGGCCATCAGGCGGTCGGCGTAGCTCTCGCCGTCGTCCAGATCGTCGGTTTCCGCCCATTGCTGGACGGCAGATACCGCAGACATGGTGATGTCGGCGATGGTGTAGTTGTCGGCCCCTGCAAGCTCCGGCGCTTCGCCGGTGGAATCCAGGGTCTTGACAGCATCGCGGCGCTTCATCGCCCCGCGCAGCAGTTCGGTCATGCTCATGTTTCAGTCCTTTTCTTGAGGGAGGGGTTAGCGAGTCAGCGTCTGGGTGACGAAAATCTGGCGGACGGTGCCGTCATAGCGAAGCCAGTACGAGCAATCCATCCGGTCGTAAGGCCGCACCTCATTGGGGCGAACGTCGAACTTCCACGCCTTGCCGCTCATTTCCGGCGCGCTGGACGGAACCAGCCAGCCGGAAGACTCGGCGCCCTCGAAAAGCTCGACCAGGAAGTCCTGCATGCGCTTCACCGCTACCTGCATCGGCAGTTGCAACATGTCCTTGCCGGCACGGGTGACGGAATCGTCGATGCTTGTGGACATGTCGGCCACGGAAATCAGCTTTTTCAGGCTGGATTCAACCAGGGCGCAAGTCAGGGAGTCGCGGAAGACGTAGCGGCCGCCACCGGTATAGACCTCGTACATCACCGGGTTGATCTTGGCGCGGGCCAGGGCGTTCAGTTCCTGGTCGCGTGGCGAATAGACCTGGGTCATGCGAGTGCGGCGGATAGGCCACTCGCGGCCGGCAATGACGTAGTTCTTCGGAGCAAAGCCCTTGGCGTTGGTCTGAGCGTTGCGCAGGCAGGCGTAGGCGATGTTCAGCGTGGCCGTGCCAAGATGGCCCTTCGGATTGATGCCGGTCGGATCGTCCGACTTGATCGGAGACCAGAAGGCATGCATCAGGTGAGCCGTCATGCTGGCGCCCATGTTCAACTGTTCTACGAAGGTGATGGCCGCCTCCGGGTTCAGATTGCCTGGGATGTCGAAGCGCAATTGACGGTTGGTGTCGAATGCCAGTTGCGCCAGTTGCGCCAGCAGGGCCGGTGCCTGAGTGCCGCCGGACGAAATGTAGGCGTAGTTGAACGGGGTGTATTGCAGCTTCTCGCGGGCGCTCATGTAGTCGGCAGTGGTGTAGCCCGTACCGCCTTCAGTGAAACACACCAGAACAGCGGACTTCGCCCACTTCTCCTGTCCATTCACGTCGTAGCCGTAGGCTGGCGACTCGGGATCGACAGTGGCGCCGGCGCCGATGGTTCCGACCTTGATTTCGACCGCATCAGTCAGCGCCAGGGCCACATCAGGCAGGTAGGCGGAGTTGCCGTAATCGTCCTTAGCTTCCGGGTTCAGGGAGCCGTAGAACTCGTACAGCAACACGCCGTCCTTGTCGCGGATGCGCAGGGTTAGCTTGTCATTTGCCGACGCCACGCCGCCGACCTTGTTTTCATCGGCCCGGTATTCGAGTTTGATGCCGTCGTTGTAGCACTCAAGGTGCCGAACGGCGAACAGGTACGGCGCAACTGGATCGGTGTCAGACGTTGCAAAGGTGATGGCCTTGGTCTCTGCATTGACCGTGGCAGTCGCCCACTTGATGACGGCGGCGGAAGTGGTCAGACGCTGGATGACGGCCTCGTAGGCGCCATTGTTCAGCGCCTCGACGACATGCACCCAAGCCTCGTTAAGGGCGGAGACGCGAATCTGCTCACCCTTTCCGAGTTTCTTGAACACGTTGCCGCGATCAACCTTGAAAGGCTTGTCGATGCGGCCACGAGTGGCCCGCATCATGATGCCGAAGACCTGATCGGCGTTGTCGGCTACCGGAATCTCGGAGTTATCGCGCAGCGGATTAAGCTGCACGCCGGATTCGGCGCCAAGTTGTCTCACAAAAGCGGTACTCATGGCCTAGCCCCCTTACTGAGCTTGCGTTTCAGTGGTGGCAGCGCCGCCGGTCTTGCCCTTTGTGGGCGCAGCGACTGCAACCTCTTCGATGGTCAGCGCCAGTTCGTAGCCATTCAGTTCAGCGATCTGCTCGACGCTGGATGCCAGGCGCTGGAACTGGTCTTCGCTACCGATTTCGACCTCTTTCTGACGGCCTTTCTCGTCGGCGCAGTGGCTAAGTTGCAGCCCTTCCACTTCCGGGAAAACGACGTTGCGCGGCATGTGGTTCGTCACCGCAACCTTGTAGGGGTACTTGATCTT